AGCAATGTCAAATACTTTTGTGGCAGCTCCGTTATCAGATTTACGAAGTCCACGTCCAATGGACTGGAGAATACGAATCTGAGATTTTGAAGGAGAGGCAAACACGATGTTATGCAGGTTACGTATATTTATACCCGTAGAAAACGTACCCATGGAGGCCACGATGATTGCATCCTTTTCACCCTCAGTAATCTCACGAATACGTTCACGCTCATCAGTATCTACTCCACCCGATACGAAAAAGAGTTTGCGAGTCCGTCGGGGCAATTCATTTAACTTTTTATCGATTAGATCGTACAGCGGTTTCCCATGTTTTTCAACGTAATTATAAAGGATCAGTGTATTGCCTTCTTGAGCCAATGCTAGATTGCGAATAAACTTATTTCGAGGTGCATGAGATACGATGAAATCAATCTCAGCCTGATAATCGAATTGCTTTGCTGCCTGACACAACTCGTCACTGTACTTCATCAATAATACCGAAATGTCAAGATCCGAAAGAGCGTTCTGTTCAATAAGAGTTTTTGTGGTAGTAACCTGATAGACTGGACCAAATAATCCTTCAAGTACAAGCTTATGTGTCTGAGTTCCATCCAATGTGCCAGTAGTACCAATGCGAAATTTAGCATCTCTTAGTTTCTCTAGAATTGCCGCCAATGATTTGGCTTTAAAGTTATGTGCTTCATCCCCAATGACCATGCCATATGGTTCGAACCACGTGGCCTGCATCTTGTAGATGGACTGCCATGTGGTAATAATTACACGCTGGCTAATGTTGATTTTCTCTTTACCCGAATAGATTCTATGGCATGTTTCAGCAACACCCCACGTTTCATCGAGCGTGGCATAATCTGCAAAGTCCTTGTACATCTGTTCCACGAGGGAAGTTGTGGGTACAATCAGCAGTACTTTTTTATCGTATTTGGAAAGATACCATCGAATTAGAATGTAGATGATGAGTGACTTACCCGAGGCGGTGGGACTCAGTAGCAGTGCTCTCCAATTTGTGAGAGCATGCATTACTGCCTCAACCTGATACTCTCGTGGATCAATCGATTTACCGTGAGCATACAGATTCAGGCTCGCAATGAATTGTGCCAGTTCATTTGGGTCAATCAGTTCCCGAGAATCGGGTCTTCCATAGTATGGATCATCCACCCATTCTACTTCACATTTTCTAACCTCAGCAAACTCTCTGATGTATGGAATTAAACCGCCATAGATGGTCTTGAGCCGAGAATCAAATAAGCGAATCTTTCCATCCCATACCTTATTACGGTATGCTGGCATAAACTTATAGCCAGGAACAAAGAAAGTAAAGAAGTCGGATAATTCATTTGCCACGGATGGATCACAGTCCACCCGAACAAACACCTCATTCTTCTTCTGGATCTTAATAAGATCGCTCATGCTCCTGATGTGAACTTGCGCCAGTCAATCATATTCTTGATATGAGTATGGCGCCAGCGTAATGTGCCCATAATCTCCTCAAGCGTTTCTACCAGAGTCTTGAGATAGATAATCTTTTCTTCTGACTTCTGAAGTTCAGGATCAGCATTAAAGTAATACTCAAGATCCGTCTTCATAATCTTAAGACCGTTGAATGGATCAAAAGGCCAACCACGAGTAGCAATCTCAGCCTGATCCATCTTACCATTGAAGTAGAGCCATTTGTCCTTTAAAAGGATCTTTTGTTCAAGCTCTTTCTTCTTCAACTGAAGTTTCGTAATCGAGATAAGTTCCAGGTATTTACCATGGATCTTTGCAATTTTCTGAGAAGATTCATCGAGATTCATCTCATCAATCTCGGAATCCTTTTTCCACATTTCAATCAAACCTTCAAGTGTAATCATAATATAATAGAAGTATTTATCTTAAATTTTTAGGTCACAAATTCGAAGTAGGTATATCTAAATGAAGCTTCCAGCGTAAGATACTCCACGTCAGTGTTCTGAGTATGGAAATCTAATGATCCCATACTTGTCGGAAATGCATTTACAAAGCGAACTTTTCTATTTGGATTGTTGTTACTCGATAAGATGTGCAGTGTAATATCTGAAGTCTTGTATTGATTTACTTCAGCATTATTTCGCATCCAGTTGAGTAATTCAATGTAATTCTCCATGTTCTCAGAGACCATGAATTTCATATCAAATGTACCGTAGTCTATGCGGTCACCCGGAGTAAAATCCTGGCTCCTACGAAATGGTGTGGCAATTTCCGCAAGACTAACTGTAGGGATCGATGCGTGGGTACAAAAGTATTCTAGATTTGCAAACTGGGTTGAATCGATGGTTACACGAAATCCTGTTGGAGACAGGTAGTTTTTATTCTGTGTGAGGTTATTCATACCCTTATTTATATGACAAAAAAGGGCCACCCCTTTCGAGGTGGCCCTAAGATCTTTAATCTATTACAGATTAGCCATTGTCCAAGATACCAGCAACAGCGAAGATGCGGAAGTACTTGTTGCTACGATTTGTACCAACGCCGTTCACTGGATTTGCTTCAGCGAATGGGTTAGCGACCATGCCGTAACGGGTTTTGAATCCGATACGTGGTTGGAAATCTCCTGGGTTAACCGCGCGTACCATTGTGAGTGGAACGTATGGAGCATAGAAGAGACCTGCATCGTATGGATTTGTTCCACGGTAGCCAACGGTGACGTAGTCATCGGTAGCATATGGATCGATATAAACCTTGGTGCGACCATTGAGAACACCAGCGAAGGTGTTGCCAGTGTCATCAACTTCGAGGTTTGTGCTGAGAGCTGGAGCGTAATCGAGTACGCCAGCAGCAGCGAGGGCAGTTGCAACATCGCTCGAGCAGAGGATGAAGTTACCCTTGCCACGACGTGTGTCTTTTGCGATAACGTTAGCTTCGCGTTCAATCTGGATCAGCATACCCTTGAAGCGTTCAACGTTCCAACGACCATCTGAGTCGGTGAGAAGGTTAAAGGTACCGGTACGAGCCATATTTGATTGCTGTGCACCGAGTTTTGCTTTAACGTTGATCGTGCGGATAACTTCGCGATTGATTTCAGCGAGGATTTCAGCAGAGAGGATGTTAGCAAGCTCAGATTCTGCATCAAGACCATGAACGGCCTTGAGGTCTTGAGCGAGTTCCATCGTGTATTCAGCCTTGAGGGCGCGTGTCTTTGCAGTCACGGTTGCCTTCTCGATGCTGAATGCCATTTCGCCGAATGAACCAGCGCCGGATGAACCGGAACCGAGAGCTTCACCTTCTGCGGTGGACATACCACTACCAACTGCGAAGGAGTTATGAACTCCATCAGCATCAGCGCCGCTTCCGCCGGTAACGGCTGGAAGTGAAGAAGAATTTGAAGCCTGTGAACCAGTACCAGCAAATGCTGAATTGGCTTCATTGAAGAGGGCTTCAGTTCCGCCTTGTGTGGAGTACTTGCTCTTCATAGCGAAGATCAAGCCAGTTGGGCCAGACATTGGTTGAACGCCAGCGATGTCGTAGGCGATCAGGTTTGGCATTGAACGACGAACGAGGCTGATCAGGATTGGATCCCAATTTGCCATGTTGCCTGTGCCACCGGTGGTAGCATTAGCTGCAGTCTCATTGAGACCTTGGAAAGATGCCTGACCGCGTTCTTCACGGAGTGCCTTCTCTTGATTTTCGAGAATGCATGCTGTGACAGCACGACGATAGTTATCTTTGATTACTGGGAGATCCTTATGATTGATAATAGGATTCCACTTTTCTTGGAGTTTTTCTGAGTTGAACATGTTAGTTAATTCCTTATTAGGATTAAATTGTTGTTATTATTTACGACTTAAGCGTGCGGGTAATTGCTGAAGAATACGCTGCCATTACTGGCGTCAGTTCAATTTCTTGACCCGACTCATTAAGAACAGTTTCTACTTCATTTTCTTTGGACTTCTTAACATTCTTACGGAAGTAAGATTCTTTGACTGACTGAACCTTCTTTGTGAAAGATTCGGCGTCTTCAAAATCAATTTCTTCTGAAAGAGTGGTGAGCTTGACTGCTTCTGTTGAAGCAAGACCTACTGAAGCCTCAGCAAGGATCTGATCACGCTTTAGGGCGTTAACAGACTCATTGAGTTTCATGTTTGATTCGGTTGCTTTCATCAGCTGTTCTTCAAGGGAAGCAACGTTCTTATTGAGTGTATCAACAAGATTTTCCTTGCCCTGTGGAACTTCGATGTAGCTTTCAGTGAACACATTTTTCAATGCGCTAATGAAATTTTCCGCGATCTCGGTACGCAGACCAGATTCGATTGCGACTTTGTTCTCTTCCATCCAGGTACCTACAACATAGCTAAGATAGCTGTCGACCTTTTCTGAGAGCGAAGAAGCAATTTTAGTTGTTT